TTTTGCACTCCACTCCGAACTGAAGGGTCTTTCAGAAACGCTCTGTCGCCAACTGGAGGACAGAGGAATTTCATCGGAAGTAGCCGTAAAGTTCGGAGTGGAGTGCAAAAAAGGAACTGGTGGCTCTGATCTCCTAGCTCTGCCGTACAAAATTCAGGGTAAGACTCACAGTCACAAGGTTCGACCAGTCAATAGTAAAAATCCATGTTTTTGGTCAGGTTCAGAAGAAGAAAGGGGAAAGCATTTTTTTAATGTTGATTGCCTTAGCGATGCTTCGCTATCAGATTATCCTCTAATTATAACAGAGGGAGAAATGGATTGTCTAACGATCTTGCCTCATTATCCAAAATGTGTATCCGTTCCTAATGGTGCTAATTTAAAATCAATACCAATTGATGATGAGAGAGGAGACACGGCTTTTGAATACTTGAACAATGCAATAGATCAATTGAGAGAAGTAAAAGAAATTATTCTTGCAACTGATGGGGATAAATCTGGGAGAACATTAGCCAAGGACTTGGCTTTAAGGCTAGGAAGACCCAGATGTCGCTGGGTGGCGTATCCATATAAAGATACTGACCAGTCAGAAAGATGCAAAGATATCAATGAAAGCGTCAAACTGTATGGAGAAAAAGTTGTAAGGCAAGTAATTGAAAATGCACAGTGGTGGTCTGTCAGTGGTGTTTATAGAATGGATGAACTTGCTCCGTTGCCAGAGCCAGAAGTTTTTAAAACTGGAATGGGAAAATTAGATAATCATTTAGGAATTAGGCTTGGGGATTTTTCTGTTGTCACTGGCATCCCTTCTCATGGTAAATCAACTTTTGTTAACGATGCAGTCTGTCGCCTTGGGATGAAATATAACCTTAAGGTAGCTTTTGCAAGCTTTGAACAACCACCACAGATAGACCACAAAAGAAATCTAGAGCGATGGTTGCGAGCTTGCCGGGCAGCTGAGCTGTCAAAAGATGTACTGACTGGTCAAAAGGTAGATATTCCAGCAAACCCGGCTGGTTCTGCACTCGTTCAGAATTATATAAATAAAAAGTTTGTATTTATTGTGAAGGAAGATGACGAAACTGCTGATCTAGACTGGCTTTTAGAAAAGATGGCAGTGTGTGTCATTCAGCATGATACTGATTTGATAGTGATAGATCCTTATAATGAGATAGATCACTCTAGAGATTATCGCCAGTCATCGACTGATTATATTGGGGATAGTATTAAAAAACTTAAAAGATTTGCGACCAAGTATGATGTGCATGTTATGGTTGTTGCTCATCCAACAAAACTTGGAGAAAAATCTGACGGCACTTTACCAATCCCCAACATGTACAATATTGAAGATAGCCGTCATTGGTATAATAAATGTGATGTGGGAATGGTTGTTCATAGGATTGGAGATAGTACTATTTTAAGAGTTCTAAAATCTAGGTATCATGAGATACTGGGAACAACTGGGCAAGTTAAGTTTAGATTTAACCCAACTACTGGAAGATATAATGAAGAAGAAGAAAGTCACTAAAGTTAAAATTAATTCTAATAGACCAGTAGAGGTAAACTATATTGGCAATGGAATGAAACATACTGCCAGATATGCAGACACTACGATTTACGACTTGTACCTTTTTCAAGATAGAATTAACCATGATCAACATCAGTCAGCAGAATGGTTGCACTCCATCGCCCTACGATCAAACATTAAATTAACTGTACAATCGTTCTTGTCAAATCCCAATCGGTTATCAAATTCAGGGGTCGCAGGTACAAGTGAACGTTCTGCCCAGTCAAGAATAACTCTAATGGAGGCATTGGAACACATTAAAAGTAGATGTGGCAAAGTGTCAGCCAGTCTTCTTGAAGGCATTGTAATTTATAATCAGACTTTATCTGAGTGGTCTAGATCTAGTGGGAAATCTCGCACTGGGAAATTGCAGATGTTGCAAAGTGCTTTGGATGAGGTGGGAAAATTTAGGGGAATGTAAAGAGGGAGAGTTTCCTCTCCCCCTAGCCGTCACAATCTCAAAGGTAAGATTTACGGCTTGTCGGTGTTTTTCATCTAGAGGCACTTTCCGACTTATCCTCTCTGACGTTATCAAAACTTTGCTTGGTGCTTTGCACCTTCGTAATAAGCTTAGTCTCGCCCTCGTCAGTAGGGTTGTTCTTTTGACTGGTCAACTTGCTAGACCAAAATGTAAAATCCTGTTTTTTGCCAGAGTAGTATTCAATCCTTGCTTTACTCATTGGTTTCTGCTCCTATTTTTTGATGGACTTTCCAACTTAGTTCCATCCTTATTTGAGCCACCTTTGCTTAAGGCTTTTTTATGACTGACATCTTTACCTTTTCTGCTTATGCCTTTTTTGTCATAAGATCTTCTGGCTCTTTGACGTTCCATTCTATTTGAATGTTCGCCTCTCTTTTTCTGCTGACCATATTCTTTTTTGTATGGTCTTTTTTTATTAACGTATGGCATAACTTTTTCCCCTCTACATAATATTCTCTGCCATGTTTACCACAAAAGTATTTTTCTCCTTCGTAGCATGATGCTATTTGATTGCAATTTAAAACTGTACATTTATGTATTTCTCTCATTTCTTATTCTCTCCCTTTTCATTCTAGCATACATTTTGTTGTAGTTTGTAATTTTTATTCTATTTTTTATTCGCCAGTCTTCAGCATACTTTCTTTTCTTAATTAAAATCAAGTTATGCTCCTTATGTTGACCTCTTATTAAAAGGAGTTGTGCAACTAGTTTATTCCTAATTGTAGGATTTTTTTCTAGTCGCACTTTTCCCTTCAGCATTTTAAAGTCATTCATTAATTTCTTTAATCTGCTCATAACTATCAATCTTTCTTTATTGTTTTTTCAAGACTGATAATTTTATTTTTTTCTTTCCTATCTATTTCAGCATCAGTCTGGTCTTTGGGTTTTAGATTTTCCCAGACATAAGATCGACTGCTCAAAAGATTATCCACAATTGTTTTCATCGTATCTTCATACTGATATGGTGGAATATTTATATTTATTGATGGCTCGTTATTACCACCAATTGCAATAGACAAAAGCTCAACGTTGCCGTCATCATCTGCTATTTCGTAAACACCTATATTAATCATTTTCTTTCTCGCTTTCTTTTCCAATTAATGGGATTGTAACTGACTGGTCAATAGCATGACTATAACCTGCTTGATAAAATTTTCGCAACAGTCTCTTTAATGGTTTGGGATGATCAACAGACATAAAGACTGTATCCAAATCATCAGACACTCTTACATTGCCCTTTTTAACTTCCTTGGCAGTATCAATTAAAATGCCTTTATAATCCCAGTGTTTTAAATAATCTTTAAATTTCATAGATAAATCTCCTCACTTTACCCAATAAGTTAACAAATATAAAAGAGCTAAAAACAAACATAGCTCCAGTAATACACAATATCCAATCCATGATCTGCATACTGTCTATTATAGTAGTATCAGCAATGCTTATAAGTGCAAAGCCTAAAATTATACATGCCATACTCATAGCACATAAAAATAAAAAAAGCATTATAGATATTATAGTCTTAATTTCAAATCTCATTTTTGTTCTCCATAGTTTATATCCCATCTGTAAAAGATGTGATCGTCTATTCTGGTTATAAAAGTTTTAGATGATGCCCACTCTGGTAAAACATAGTGAGCATGGTAGTGGGTTGCCCCCTCAACAAAATCATCAAGGTTGCCGTAGTATACACCATGTGCAACTGTTATCGCTTGCTCCCATGCAAAACCATCTTTTGGTTTGTCACTCTTGCCGTCACAATACCAACTAAATTGACATTTATTTTTAATTGGTAAGTCTGGTTTCCAAGAGTAGGTCTGAGCTTGTTTAACAACTTCACATGCAGTATCTGGATATCTCTCGTCTTTAACTCTATTCATTACCACTTGAGCGACTGCAATTTGACCAATCAAACTCTGGTTTTTTGCCTCATGGTAAACGTTAAGAGCTAGACACATTAAAGCCTCTGCTAACATTATTCCCTCCCTATAAATCTTATTTCGCCAGATTGTTCATACCCAGAAGATCCTTTAAAAGACACTTCAACATCATGTGCAAAGTGCATCCAATAATTAGTATCATCTTCATCTGAAAAAGTCAGATACTGATCTGATATTCTGTCTTCAATAACTCTGATTGGATAATCTTTTACTTCTGGATATTCTGCAACAATATCTGATAACATTTTAATTAAACTTCCTACTGAACTTGCATCCATTATTCTTCTCCTTCAATAATTTCTTCAACAGTTTCAACCTCGTAAATAATAGTTTTTTTATTTACTAATTCGCCCTCTTGAAACTTTTCTTCAGCCTCATCAAATGTGGTTGCAAATACCTCCCACTCTTCCCCAATTGTATTGGTTACAATTACAGTAAATTTTCTGAGATCTTTTTCCATTATGTCCTCCTTTTCTGACTGGTCAAAACATGATCATGTCTGCCTAACAAACGATGGTGGTTAGAGCATAACACTACACATTTATTGATTTCTAATTTTATTTTATTCCAGTTCATCGTCTTAACTAATTCTGAAACGTTTGAACTTTTGGTCTTAGTATTTAAATGATGAAAGTCTAAGGTAAAGGCAAAGTCTGGATGATTTCTCAACTCGTTAGAACATTTACCAAAACCTATTTTATGAGACTGACAACCTTTTGAAACTTTATAGGCATTTAATTTATCCCTTGTTTCATAAAGTTTGCCTCTATGATATTGCAGTCGAGCATTTTTCTTCTGCTCATAGTCATCAACCTTTATCCAATAATCATTTTTATAATCAGCAATGCAACAATTTAATTCATTACATGTTAACGGCTGACCAGTTTTTTTAGTTCGATTATTTTCTCTGCATTTAAATCTAAACTTTTTACATGGGGAATAATCCCCCACCTTTCTAATCACTGGTTTCATTTTGATCCTCAAATTTTTGCTTTGCTAATTTAATCCAAGCATGAGGAGTAGCAAATCTCGCCATAGCTCCACTCTTTTCATGCAGTCTTAAATTTGGCTCAAAGCCATATTTCTTTTCAAAATTATAAACGTCAACGAAAGCATTAACGACTGCATCTTGCTGATGCATGTAACTTTCTACAGCTACCCATTTATCATCTTGAAAAGTTTGAATTTTCCATTTATGAATTGACCAGTCATAAACAACTTCTATCCCGTACCTTACGGGTGCTTGGTCTTTACTTTCCATGACTTATCTCCCATTTCCCACATTTTAATTTAAATTTATTGGTCTTAAGACTTATCCTTCTGTAGTCTTTAATTCTCATGTCAAAAAATGTCAGTGTAGTAGGATGCCTTACATCGTTATCTAGCTTGCCCCAGAATTGTCTGGTTGTGCCGTCTTTTTTTGTAAATTCTCCAGTTACAAATTTGCCCTTTGTCATGTTGTAGATGTCTTCTATTTTCATAATTATAGTCCTATTTTATTTAATTTTTCGTGAACGTCTTCCTTTACGTCATCTGGTAAATCATCAAAGTATTCAATTAATATTTCATAAGCTTTTTTATATTTCTTTTTAGCCTCGATTTCTTTTTCTCTTTTGTTTTTCAGTCCTTGATAAAAAGTCCATAGCCTTCTATCTGTCGGATTAACGTTTCCAGTAATTCTCCACCATTCTTCAGTCTGGCTATAACCTTTATAATAGTTCCCTTCAATGTCATCTATTCGACTTTGGATTTCTTTAACTGTTAGCTTTTTACTCATTTAGTTTCTCCTTTTTTTGATATTAAAATTATTAAATATTGTAAATAAATTCTTGAATGTAGAGAGGTGCAATCATACACGAGGTATTCATTACACCCCTCTCAGCCTCTTTATATCGAGACGTTTTTTAGTCAGAGTTAACCATTCTCTTGAAAAACTCCCTAGTAGCAGAGTTCTCAGCAATCTTCCTACACTGGGAATAATGCTCAGTAGTCTTGATAGAGATAGGATTGTCTTTATAGCCAAGCCTAACAATGTAGCCATCCTTCTTTATCAAGCCAGTAGGATTGGACTTTCTCTGAAACCATAAAGCTTTATAGATAATCATAGGTATGCCGTTTACATCCAATTTTTCACGAGGAAAGGCACAAGTTACGATTTTTCTGTCAGAGACTGCCAAGCCGTTGTAACCAACATTTTTCTTCCATTCTTGGTCAATCTTAAAAGTCTCTCTGGAATTACCATAGTCAAGTCTAACAGTCCAAGCCTTGTCCTTCCTATCTATTCTCCAACCTAACGAACTGTCAGCAAGACAAGATCCTTCCAGAGGCAAGCCTTCTGCATTGCAAACTGGATCTCTGAAGAAGTTCAAGTAAATCGCCTTAAATCTTTTCTCTTGCCTTTCATCTAATGATGCCTTGCCAAACTTTGCAAGATGTCTCGCATCAGCTTTC